GTGCTACAAGAAAACGCAGAGAAATAACGAGATTTTGAAGGAGCAGAAATGAAAAACACACTATTGGATTTAAACAATCATCTTTTCGCTGAGATTGAAAGGCTTGGCGATGAGGAGTTAAAGGGAGAGGCTCTTGCTGAAGAACTACAAAGGGCATCCGGAATTAGCAATATTGCTAAGAATATCATAGAAAATGCAAATGTGACTTTGCAAGCGACGAAATTCATGTACGACCACATGAACGCAGATTTGAAAGTGCCTAAGATGCTTGTAGGTAACTCCCATGATTAGGTACACGGAAGAAGAACATGCTTTTATGCGAGAGTTTGTCCCAGGGCATTCTTACAAAGAGATTAAAGAGGCCTTTGAAGCAAGGTTCGGACGCAAGATGCCTAAAAGTTTCCCTAAAAGCTATATAGGGAATAACAAGCTGAGCACAGGTAGAACTGGACGGTTTGAAAAAGGATGTGTACCAGTGAACAAAGGCAAGAAAATGCCAACTCATATCTATGAAAAAGCTAAGCACACAATGTTTAAGCCAGGGAGAGTGCCTCAGAACACTGATCCGATTGGAACAGAAAAAAACGTAGATGGATATGTGTGGGTCAAGGTTAATGACATACAAAATGCAAAGAAGTCAGTTAATTGGGTGCAAAAGCACAGGCTGGTCTACGAAGCGAGTTATGGTCCAATCCCTAAGAATCACGCAGTAATCTTTCTTGATGGAGATACGAGAAACTTTGATCCAAGCAATTTGCGAGCAGTGTCTAGAGGTACGCTGGCAAGGTTAAATCAGAATGGACTTATATACAAAAATGCTGAATTGACTAAGGTCGGAGTAAATATAGCAAAGTTAATATCAAAAATGACTGAAGCAAAGAAAGGATGTAACGATGAGATTGATAGACGCAGATAAGCTGATAAAAGAAATTGTCAACACACCAACGAGATATGTAGATGATGGGATTGACGCAAGGTGCGGAATAGCACACAGACAAAGTGAAATTATAGACATCATTGACAAACAGCCCATTATGGCACAGTGGCGCAAACTCATATTCAGACCTTTAACGGATGAAGAAAAAGAATTCTACCCTGAGTGTACGGAGTTTATCAAAAACTTGCCTGATTATAACGAGGATGTGCTTGTAACAGATGGTATAAGTGTATGGGTAGATAGCTTTGATATGGACGAGGGTGTGTACCTGTCGGGAACAGATTATGACATTGATGGAGTTGTAGCATGGATGGAAATACCAGGACCATACGAGGAGGAGCAGCAATGATACCATACGATAGATTGATAAAGTACGCGACTCTTTTTCTTGAATGGGGGATAGATAATGTCGAAAAACTATTAGAGCGTAACGATTTCGACAAATTTAGCATAGCCATACTCAACAAGCAGCTAGAAGAATACAAGCACGATTTAGAAGCGATTGAAAGGGAGGCGGTGTAGCATGAAAAAAATGACAATATACATCAGCGGTAGGATTACCGGCTATGATGACTACGAGAAGACTTTTAACGAGGCAAAGAAAATACTCCTTGACGAATATCCTGGGGCAGAGATTATTAACCCGGCCGAAATAGTATTGCCAGAGGTCTGCGATTGGGATGACTACATGGCGATATGCTTAAGGCTATTGGATAAGGCAACGCACATCTACATGCTGGACAATTGGGTGCACTCAAAAGGTGCTTGCACTGAGCACTTATACGCACTCAAGAACGGCATAGAGGTTTTATGGCCAGAAAGTTCGCCATACAGATAGGAGCAGGCAGATGGGGAATAGAACGAAAGCACTGAAATATATTGCAGACCACTATGGATACATGGGACAAAAGGATATGCTGATAGAAGAATTGGCAGAGCTCATACAAGCCCTTAACAAGTTCGAGAGGTATGAGCACGAAAGCGGATTTCTTGCTAATCTGATTGAGGAAGTTGCTGACGTAGAGATCATGTTAGCTCAAGTCAAATATTTGCTAGGGATTAATGAGCGCGTAGAGCATGCAAAGTTTTTCAAAGTCGAGAGGCAAATGAAGCGAATCGAGGAAGGAAGAACGGAGCGAGGTGATAGCCATGATAGACTACGAACAGATTAAGCAGCTTAAAGCATTGCGACGAGAAGCTGAAGGATTAAAGTATTCTATCGACCATGCTAAGCCAGAAATAGTCACAGACTACTACAAGGACTACAAGACAGGTCGAGGAATCCCAAAATCGCTTGTAGGAGTCGATTTTGACTGGAAAGGTATATCGAGTAGGGAGAGACGGTTAAAATGCAAGCTAGACGAAATTAGCAAGCTAATTGAGGCTATAGAAAAAGAGATAGAAGCTATAGACGACCCTGACATGAGGACAATACTTCGGATGTACTATGTTGAGGAGATGAGTTACAGAGAAATCGAGGAACAAGCATTTATAAGCAAGTCTACAATACAGCGAAAACTAAAAAATTTTGCTGAAAACACAAAATGGGACAAATGGGACAAAAACCTGTGATATATTGTATTTAGCGAAAAGGGAATTGTGGCTTCCTCAAAAAATATATTTCATAATTAACTTCGCAGAAGGCGCTCAAGATTGGGCGTCTTTTGTGTTGCTGCAAAACAGACGAAAAGAGAGGTGGTGGTGTGGCAGGATATGACAATATCAGAGATGCAAATCAAAAACGAACGCCGCACGAACGCCGAGAATTGGCAAAAATTGCAGGAAGGGCGAGCGGTGTTGCGAGACGTCGTAAAGCAAATTTTAATAAGACACTAAATATGCTGCTTACGGCTGAGATAGATTCGCCTGAGTGGAAGCCGTTGCTGGATGAATTGGGAGTCGACTCGACACTGGAAAGCGCAATGTTAATGGCTCAAATCAAAAAGGCGCTATCGGGAAATGTGAAGGCAGCTTATTTTGTAGCACAATATGCAGGTCAATCGTTTAACACCGATGCAGACAACAAAGAGCAAGAGGCTAGAATCGAACACATCAAAGCGCAGACTGCAAAGGCTAAAGGCGAAGACGTGCAAGAAATTGAGGACGATGGCTTTATCGATGCTCTTAGAAGTGAGGCGATTGATATATGGGAAGACTAGCACAAGCTTTTAAGTTTAAGCCGTTTAGCCGAAAGCAGAAAAAGATTTTGACGTGGTGGCTTCCAGAATCGCCAGTGCACGAAATGAACGGAATCATTGCAGACGGTGCGATTAGATCAGGCAAGACAGTATCGATGGCATTGTCTTTTGTAATGTGGTCGATGGAGGACTTTAACGGCGAGAATTTTGGCATGGCTGGAAAGACTATCGGAGCTTTTAGGCGAAATGTTTTAAAGCCGCTTAAATTAATGCTTTTGGCTAGGGGATACAAGTTTAAGGACAGACGCGCTGACAACCTGCTTGAGGTTTCGCGAGGCGATGTCACTAATTATTTTTATATCTTCGGAGGCAAGGACGAACGTTCACAAGACCTTGTACAGGGTATTACGCTAGCTGGGTTCTTCTTCGACGAAGTTGCACTAATGCCAGAGTCTTTTGTCAACCAGGCAACAGCACGATGCTCAGTCGAAGGTTCTAAGTGGTGGTTTAACTGCAATCCGGATAAGCCTAAGCACTGGTTCAAAGTAAACTGGATTGACCAGGCTGCAGAAAAGGATTTAATCTATTTGCATTTTACGATGGACGACAATTTGTCGCTCTCGGAAGCAATAAAAGAAAGATACAGGCGCCAATTCGTGGGCGTCTTTTTTAAGCGATTTATTCAAGGGCTATGGGTTGCAGCAGAGGGGCTTGTACATCCTCAGTTTGCAGACAAGGCTCAAGCTTACGCAATAAGCTACGACAAGTTAATGCCTGTTGACGAAAATGGTAATCGCAAGAATGCACATCGGATAGTGCAGATTTATATCGGCATAGATATTGGCGGTACAAATTCACACACGCCGTTTGTTGCTACAGGATTTACTAAAGGCTTTAACAAGCAGATTAGGTTGTACTACAAACGAATTAAGCACAGCAAAGGGACCGTAGATCCGGAAAAGATATACGCAACATTCAAGGAATTTGTTAACGAGGTTAGAGCTTTGTATCCAAGCATTCCGATTGTGGCTGCGTTTGTCGATAACGCTGAGCAGCTAATACTGAATGGACTGGCGATATACTCTGCGCGAAATGGCATAGGAGTAAAGGTTGCAGGATGTCGCAAAACGGAATTCTCTGACAGGGTCCTTGCTTACAATTCAGTAATTAACACAAATAGATTGCTGTGGGTTTCGGACTTCTGCGAGCCGATTGCTGACTCTATATCCGAAATGGTGTATGACAGCAAGAGCAAAAAAGAAGAAAAACTACTCGACGACTTTTCAACAGACGTCGATACATACGATGCTGACTACTACTCATGGAGTCAGTTTATTGACTATTTTCATCCAATGGAGGGATAAATGGCGCACGTTAAAGAATATTTGAATAAACAGGGATATGACGTGAATGAGAAGGCTCTCGCAATAATGGACTTGTGTGATTCCTGGTACTCTAATGATCTAATAGACGATTTTCACAACAGGGTGACGGTGAACAACGTAAGATATGAAATGGAGCGTACAGGCTTTGCCAAGAGGGCATGCGAGGACGATGCGAACCTTTGCGAGGTGGTAGACATTGTTACAAACTCAGAAGGTGCGAACGGATTTATAGAGCAACAGCTATCAAAAGATAAGTTTTCAAAGGCAATTCGTAGACAGCTGGAGCTTATGTCAGCGCAGGGAACTGTAGGCGCTTATGTCAGAGTTGTTGGCGCTGATTTATTTGACGACTCTTCGCTAAAGGGCGGCACGATAGAATTGATCTATGTTGAGCCTAGTGGAATATTCCCGCTAACAATCTCAAAAGGCATAGTTACAGAATGTGCCTTTGCTTCCGAAAATATAGTCAACGGCAAGACCGAAACGACCATTGTTACGTTCACTATGGAAGATAACAAGTATGTCTCAAAGACAGTGGTTTTGGATGTTGACGGCAAGGAAGTTGTCGAAAAGAGTTCAGAGGTTAAGCTGGGGGATGTTAAGCCTTTCTCAATTCTAACGACTGCGGTTGTTAACAACATAAAAGACATGAAGGGGTATGGATATCCAAAGATCTATGCAGCAATACCTGTCCTTAAGAGCATTGATCTAATCTTTAATGTGCTTTTTGGAGACCTGGATAAGGCAGATAAGATGGTGCTTTATAACGAGGCGCTGTGCGAGTTTGATAAAAATGGAGATGCAAAGACTCCAAACAAGCAGCATAAAAAGACATTCGTTTCGATGGGTGAAAAGCTGCCTAACTCCGATGACCTGATTCAGGAGATAAATCCAGTTATCCGCATTGACAGTATAACCAAGACATTTGAGCTTTCATTATCATTGCTTTCAACGATGTTCGGTTTCGGAACTCGTAAATATAGCTTTGAGAACGGACAGATCAAGACTGCGACAGAGTACATCGGAACGAAGCAAGACTCCATGCAAGAACTGAACAAGCAAAGGCAGAATCTGACTGATTATATTGAGGACCTTGTAAGAGCGCTTCTGTGGTTTTCAAACACGTTCATGGATACAAAGTATGATCTTACAGAAGAAATCGTAATAACTTACGACGACAGCTTTATCACAGACAGACAGAGCGAGCTCGACTCAATGAGAGCTGATGCACAAGCCTTTGGACTGCCAAAGCTTGTCAAGAGATATATACAGGATAAATACGGACTTACAGAGGCTGAAGCTGAAGCCTGGTATAGCGATGTGGAAGTCGATGACGAAACGGAGGCATAGTTATGCTATCCGACTATCAAAAAGAGCAATTAAGTGCTGAGATAATACCGATGTTCCAGGATCTAGAGCAGGATACAATTCAGGACATCGCTCGAAGATTGCGTAAATCAAAACGATGGACAGAATCTGCAGAGCTGCAAGCAAAGTCTCTTGAGTCACTTGGATATAGTCCTAGTCAGATACAAGCCCGTGTGCTCGATAAATTGCACGCTGACAAAGATTTTATCGATATGCTGAACGAGAACACCCTCGAGCACAAAAAACTTGTTAGAGAGCGAATTAGAGAGACTGTAGACTCGGCGCAAGCTCACGGAGATAAGATAATCGGACGAGCTGGCGACATGTCGTTTGCAGATGATGTGGCATTTTGGAAGACTAGAGGGCAGAGTTTAAAATCAAGCCCAGCGCTGAAGCAAATCTCCGCAGAAAGCTCGAAGCGTCTTGAGCATGAGCTCAAATCACTAACTCATTCTACAGGTTTTAAGTTTATTGGAGCGCCAGTTTCGGTAGATCAAGCATTTAATCACTCAATGGATAAGGCTGTGATGAATGTTGCTAGCGGTGCTTTCTCATCAGAGCAAGCTGTCGAGCAAGTCGTTTCGGAGCTTGAAAAAAGCGGACTAAGGTATGTAAACTATGCATCAGGCATCACTAGAGGTATAGACGTGGCTGCACATTTAGCAGTCAGAACGACTTTAAATCAAATGGCAGCGGATATATCAATGAGTAACGCAGAACAGCTTGGAACGGATTTAGTCGAGGTTTCCTCACATGGTGGAGCACGATCCGGAGACGGACACGCAAATCACGCAGGATGGCAAGGCAAGGTGTATAGCATAAGTGGGAAGGCTCATCCGAAGGAAAGCAAGAGGCTTGGATATAAGATATTAAGCCTTGAAGCAGTGACTGGGTATCCGCACGATCCAGCAGGATTATGTGGGTATAACTGCAAGCATACGTTTTATCCATTCCTCGAAGGAATCTCAGACCCTACTCCAATCGAAAAAGAGCCCGATCCGGTCAAAGTTGATGGCAAAATATATACGTACTACCAGGCAACGCAACACCAGCGCAGGCTTGAAAGGGAACTTAGGGAGTTTAAAA